ATAGCTATGTGAATGAAGAATGGTTTAAGGAAAATGATATTGAAAAAGGTGAGAAGAAGTATTATGTTCAGCTAGATAATTTTCGTATTGTGCAAGAACAAGTGTATTACAACTTGATTGATTATATGAAAAAATATATCAAAGCCAACCCCAAATCACAAAAAGCGATTGCGATAAACAATGTCTATCGCTCTTTAAGTGAGAACACCACCAAGGCCATGTTTAAACACGTCGACGCCGTAGTAGATGAATTGGATGCCTATATCGTAAAAGAAGATATGTATGGGTTATTGGCGAACATAAATTCAAATGAAACCATCTCGTGGTGTTCGCCGATTCAATGGACTATGCTACCGGACGAGAAAAATGTCAAGCAATATATTAGTCATATGGGCTTTGCCCAATTGGGGCTCTATGATTATTCGATTTATTATGGAGCGGACGTAAGTGAGGATAATGAAACCAAACGCTATAAAAATTTAGTTAAGAGAGAATATCTTAAATATATCGACGAAGTATTTAAAGCGTGTCTCGGTAAGAGTAAAGCCGCCAAGTATAGGGCGCAAGATATATGGGAGGTCGAAAATGAAATGCTAACGGCCATGAATTGCGAAGAACATCTAAAGATTGATCCAAATTTTTATAATAAAATCAGCGCGCACGAGGTGGAAACCAAATATGAGTTTGACTGGCCACTTTTTACGAAAAATCTGGGCTATAAAGAAACGCCAAAACACGTGATTATAAGCGAATTAAATGGCTTTAAATGCATGGTGCGCCTATTAAAGGAAAATTGGAATTCAGTCAAGTGGCAGACTTATTGGTTATTTATTCAATTTAAACAAATGATACGCTTTGAAGATTCTTTACGCCATATCCATTATAATTTTTATAATGAATTCTTGGAAGGGCAGTCCACGCCAATGCCCTCGGAAATTTATCCCATTTTTGGTCTCTCTTTGCTGTTTAATACCTTCTTATCCGAGCAGTATATGGAGCATAATTATAACCCCTTATATGTTAGTTATGTGGAGCATATGGTCGGCGATCTCAAAGCTTTATTTATACAAAAAATAGAACATAATACTTGGCTCTCGCCTTCCACCAAAAAAGCGGCCTTGAATAAACTAGCGAAAATGACGATTACGGTCGGTAAGCCGAATAATTTGCGTTTAGATCCTTTATTTAATTATACTGCGGACGATCCCCTGCATAATATTGGTCTACTTTTGGCTTGGAAGCATAAGAAATATATTGCTTTAGAAGGAAAAGCGGTTATAGATATACCTGACTTTGACTGGAATGTGTTTAAATTAGTGGGCACCCAGTGTTATATGGTGAATGCCTATTACCGGCCGAATAGTAATTCGATTTATATTCCGATGGCTTATTTACAGAAACCTTTTATAGATTTAGAAGAACGTGGTTTAGAATATAATTCCGTTTATATTGGCTATACTTTAGGACATGAATTATCGCATTCGTTGGACGAGTATGGTAGTAAATTTGATGCGGACGGTAACTTAAATGATTGGTGGACCGCGGCGGATAAGAAAGTTTTTCAATTAAAAATGAACGATGTGATTAAACAATATGAAACCTTTGCGGCGCGCGATGGAATCAAATTTGATGCGGCCATGAGTATCGGCGAAGATTTAGCCGATATTTCGGGAATGGCTTTAGTGGAAACTTATATTTTAGATAATCAAGTGGTGAATGACGAAACGATAAAAATAAAGAAAATGAATTTAGCAAAGTTGTATATGAATTTCGCCATTCAAGGTCGCCAACAGATTTATAAAAAAGCGATCAAGGCCCAATTAAAAATGAATCCACATCCTTTAGAGAAATATAGAGTGAATTGTTCTTTAGCACGTTTGGAATTATTCAAGACAATTTACGGAATTAAAAAAGGGGATGGGATGTGGTGGAATAATGATACTATTTGGTAATTTATTTTATGATTTCCTGATTTTCTGATTTATTTTATGATTTAATTTAGAGAGAATGTTTAGTTTAGTAAAATTTAATCTTTTTAAATTAAAAACTATTTAGGTAATTTTTATTTACATAAAAAATATATTTTTTTGTTTCATATATATATAAATGCCCAGCCGAAAACATCCCAGAAAGCACCGTGCTACCAAAACCGCCAAAGTTCAAGTGAAGCGTGCCCGCGCCGCCGCCGCCGCTGCGTCGGCCGCCGCCTCCCGCGCCATGTCCGCGTCGCGCACATTGGCCAAGTCGATGGGCCGCGCCCAGGGCCGCTCCAAGTCCCGCGCTCGCGCTCAATCCAAGTCCCGATCCCGCTCGCAATCCCGCGCTTAAACTTTTTTATATTAAATAAAAATAAATAAAAAAATATGTTATTGTATTTTTTTATTCGCATTATTAATAGCATAGCATAGCATAGCCTTACATTTTAACGAGCATATAACAGGGCCGCATTACCCGAAGTAAAGGTTAAGACGTTAAAGCGCTCTTCCATAATCGTTAAATCATAATTATAATCATAAATACGCCAAGTGGGTTTATTTATGCCCACGACTTCACCTTGATTACAAATGGTAAATACCTGGGCCGACGGATCTAGGGGCGGCTGATATGTGCTAAATTCAAATTCAATATTTTTAAATTTGCTCATATTCATCGCACCGCTCGGTTGAAAATCAAAGGGATTCGTGCTTAAATTGAAATTATAACAATATAGTCCATTTGGCGAATTACCCGCCGAGCGCGCATATTTTTCCACATAATTAAAAACCCCGGCATCAAACTGATTTTCGCGATACTTGCCATCTAAAAGAAGCCCCCAATACTGCATAATATCTTTCTGATTACCGGGACTATATTGGCCCGTTACATAAATATTTGAGGGTGCATTAGTTTGCCCCAAAAAGCAACCGATACCGATCGGGTCCGTGGAGGGTGTATAATTTCCCTCGGGTAAGATTAATTGGGCATAGCCATTTTGGGCAGTAGGATTTTTAAGATCAGACGGTAAATAGTCATACGGCCAGTTACTATAATTCGACCACTCATTGCGCATAAATGCATCGCTGCGCTGAAAATACCACATCCAGTTGGCCACCATACTCAAGCTGTCGAGTAAAACCTTTTTGGTGCCGGTTACATTCGGGAAAGAATATTCATAAATTTCTTTTATTAAATATTTCTGATCTTGGGCTGCAAAAACTTGCATTTCTTCTTCCGTGAGGAAAGCATAAGTCGAAATTAAATGGACATCGGCGGCCCAATTCGTCCGCTTATCCGCATTTACGTAATCTAATTGCGGATTGGGCGGCTGCTGTAGAAATTGATAGAACTGAAATAAACTCTCGGTTTGGTTGGCTTGTTGATAATTCATATCGGCACTGGTGACATCGCGCACCACATATAGCTCGTTCACCGGTCGCATTTCAATGTCAATATAGAGTTCGTTATACTGCATACTAATTAAAGGAAAAGCCATTTTCGCCGCCAAAGTAAACCAAACATTAATCGGAATATATAATTTGCGCGCACGTATGGACGGTTCGCAGCCTAATTGCGAGCCATCGTAATAAGCACTCGGATAAACATTTGAGCGGGTGCCGGAATTACCGGGATCATTTAATTCGGCCACGTTACCCGTCATATTATAATACAATTGTTTCTTGCATTCATCGAAATCACGCTCGACTAAATTTTGTAAATAATTACCTGTAAAACTTTGTATTATTTGCCCGCCGATAGAAAAGCGCACTTCTTTGATCATTTGCGTGCCGAGATTTTTAATCCATTTGAATTCATAAGGGCGCCATTGACCTTGGTCGGGCACAGTGCCGGGTGGCAAGATAGGACTCCATATATTAGGCAGGGACACGACTAAATAGGTATCCATCAGTAATTCGGCATAACGCGAGACTTTAAATTTGAAAGCGGAGGATTCATTGAGCCGTAAGGTGCGCAGTCCTTCAAAATCCAGTCGGAATTTCTGTAAGCCGAAATTTGTATATTTAGCATATTTACATTTGAACATAGTCTTGGATGGATTACCATTTAAGAAAATATTCTGATTTCCATAGGAAATTAGATTTAATAAACCACCAGGCATT